GGGTAGTCTTGATAGTTGCAACACTTGAATAAGTTTTCATTTTGTGATACTCCATTGCCAATTTAATGGCATTAAGTTAGATTTCAGACTACTGTATGGATGTACAGTATCCGGTCAGGTGCCCGAGGCCCACTGACACCTGAATTCTACAGGGTCAGTGTCCCAGGTGCCAAGACTGTTTTGGACTAAGAGACCCCCCCTATATTCTTTTCGGTTATATGTACACGTAGTGCCGGTGCAGCCCCCCCACTCACCTCCAACCAAAAACGAAAACGAGTCCAATAAAGATTGCCCAAAATCCAAACTCCCCCCATACTCTACCCCATGAAAAACAAAATCCCATTCGGCAGCTTCGTCATCGTCTACAAAACGTACCAGCGAAAACGCACCCAAAAATTCAAACCCTCCCTCCACGGAGAATTTCCCGAAAGAGAAAACATCCGCGAGTGGATCACCGAAGAGTGCCTACCAACCCGTGCCCTCTACATCGGCACCCGAACCCTCGTAAAAAAAGGCACCTTCCATTACGGAGACGAGGACACCGAGAGCTACCTCATCCCAGAAGAGAGGGTCGAGGTGGCTTTGGTCGTCCCCCACCCCCGGACCAAGCCCATCTACGTCGAACTGGAATCCTTGGAGATTACGACATGAATTACGGCACCCCTACAGGCTGGATGCCCTTACCAGAATGAAATGGAAAGACTACATAGGCAAGCGTCTCTACTGGTACGAACCCAGTAACCGCTACGCCTTCCCTCGTTCAGGAATTCTCACTGGCATTTTCAACCGGCAGACAACAACATGGACTATAAGCCAGCGAGGGACTACGTTGGCCTTCGCCCGGAGAAATCTTATGAGTAGCACCAACTGCAAAAACGACTACTGCCATCGACAGGCCTACTACACAACAACGTGCGAGGCCTGTCTGGTCATGGAGCTACAGGCGCTGCGGAATCTGGCACAGACTGTAGCAGATGAATCTGCTGAAGGGTGGAAAGCAATGGACAATCTTAGAGTCGCACTGGATGAGTGAAGAAGCAAAAGTAGTATTAGCTTTCTTTGGCCTGATGGTACTTATCATTTTTGGATTTGTTTTAATATGAGTAACTGCAATCACGGATTTGAAAACTCGATGGGGTGCCCCTCGTGCTTAGCGGAGGAGTACGCTGCTCTCCAGCGGGACCACGAATGTCTTATAGAGACCTGTTCCAGCCTTGCCGCCGAAAATACTAGGCTCAAAAGCTACCTTGACGAATTCACCGGCTTTTTCGCTCCGCGAGGAGTCTGTGAGCCTGTAGAAGGCTACGTGGAAAAGCCTGAGTATCTGATGGCCTCTGTAATTGAATTAGTTGAGAAAACCCCTTCTGAGCCTGAGTTGAGATCTGCCTATCACGCTCTCGCAGACAAGTATCGTGCTAAGCTCCTAATCAAGGGTTTCGGAACAACCTCAGTATCGGATGAAGACACGTGGCCGACATAGACTGCCCGTACTGTAATGCTCCGCAGGAGGTTAACCATGATGATGGGCAGGGATACGCTGAGGATAAAATTCACGAGCAGCAGTGTGACTCTTGCGACAAAATTTTTACTTTCACCACATCCATTCAGTATTACTACGAAACCAATAAGGCCGCGTGTTTACATCAATGGGAGTCGACGTTCACTCACCCTGTCAGGCACACGAAGATGGAATGTAAAAATTGCGGAGGCCAGAGGTCTCCGACGGAGTATGAGATGGTATTGATTTTAAACAAGAGGTCGAGATGACGAGTAAGATTTTTGACGAGTATCGGGACCACCTTCGGAGCGACATTTCCGGCTACCTGTCTTACGACGATTATGTAGACGAGCGCATAGCTCGTCTACAAGAAGCTTTGGAGTGGATACAGGGGGCCTGCCACGCTAACGCCAACTTGTGTGCCTGTGGCAAGCCTACTGGAGTAGAGGCAATTTACCAGCATGCAAGTCGTGCATTGAGAGAGGATAAGTAATGGAAAATCAACACAGGAAGATCAGTGGTTACCGTGAGTTGTCTCAGGATGAGATCAACTTGATGAATGAGATCAAGGAGAAGGGTAAGGAGCTTTCTCTGTTAAGAGACAAGCTCAGCGAGGTAGTTGGGTGGGATTCTCCTCCCCCACCCTCTGCGGAGGAAACTGAGCCTTTAGCTCAATCTATTCGTTGGTTGGAAATTGGATCTGACCATCTTCAGCAGGGTTTGATGGCGTGGACTCGTTCTGTCGCCAAGCCGGAGTTTTTCTAGTTGTGAACTGTAAGGATATATTTTGCTGGTGTGGAGGATTCCCCACTGCTGGGGGTATTTGCGCTTATGTGATTGCGGGCCGGGGATGTGGGGCTCCTGACTGGTTTGAGTGTCGTTTCAAGGAGAGTTCTCCTCCTGACTGGCAGAAGTTTTCGGAGTGGGTAATTGCAGTTTCTGTGGTTAATTTAGAAGTCCCCTCTAGAGAGATTCTTCAGAAGGCAATAGAATGTGGGTTGTTGACTGGAGATGAAAATGAAGAAGGTTCTGGGCCGTCCGATCATAACGGGCAATTACGACAGTCGTAAAGATCTTGTGGAGGCGGTACGCAGGTACCGCCTCAAAGGTTTGTATGATCGTGACATTGCCCGGAAGGTTGGGGTGAAGAAGAGCACGGTTTTCAACCTCCGCAAAAAATATGACATCACTTAGCATTTCTATGGATCTTTTTTGATCCGACGGTTTTCCGATCCAAAAAATTGTGGGATGATCAGGCGGTGGGAACAGTCAAACCGTTCCAACCCAATTATGCGCCTTAAAAGCAGGAGTAAGGAAGAAAATGCCAATCAATGACTTACATCAGACATATCCGAACCGTAATATCGGGCTACGTTCCGCTGCAAAGCAGTGCTATGAGTTCGGCCAGACTATTGCACGAGAACCCAGCGCTGCACACAGCAACGGGCTGGATGAACATGCTATTGGACGGCAGCGCCAGTACATCGCAAAAGCCAGTGACGTGGTTGAGCGCCTGAACGCTCGGCCCATCCCAGACCGTCCCGCTTCTCACCCTACGGACATGCCGATCAACTTCAGCGCCCCGTATGTCTACTTCACTGAAAATATCAATGGTGAAGAAGTGCCGATGAACGAAGCCACGCAGGAACTGGCGGAAAATTGGCTCACTTTGGCAGTTGAGTTGGCGAAGAGTCAGTCTGCGGGTATTGCTGGCTCCCTTGTCGAATTTGACTACCTGAGGGCGGTGAACAACTTGGCTGTTCTCGAACAGTTGGTTGATGAGATCGAACAGCGCCCTATGGTCGACCTGCCAGAGACAGCTCTGCCGGGAAGCACTCACGGCCAGAGAAGTGGTGGCAAGACCATCAAAAAGTAAGCCGAAGTAGGGTGGGGGCAGTCAAACCGTCCCCACCCAGTTTCCGAGGCTTCACGAGATTTAGATGATAGGTTACCTGAACAAAGTTAAGAGCGTCCTGACGAAAGCCCCGGTTCGGAAGGCGCTTTTTCTTTCCTCCTCCACTCCCACCTACTGGTTTTTATTGGTTGCTGCCAATGAGACTTTGAGAGCCTCTGCGAAGGGCGAAGAGTTTGCTTGGCGTGAAGGACTTCTGTCTGCAGCAGAGCAACTTGTGGATCTGTTAAAGTGGGCTACCGGCTAATACACTACAGCTTGTACCACTGCACCCTCCCATTCTTCATCATGAAAACTTTCTCAAATCCATGATCGATTAAAGACTCGGTCAGCTGCGGGAAAGCCCCCGGCGCTCCCATGTCCTTTGAGATGATTCGCACAATTTTATTTTGAATTTGACGTACAGCCACAGCAATCCAAGTCGCCTTTTTCTTCGGGCAATCCTTAGGGATGCCTCGCACCATCCAGACCGCCATACCTGTTTCACTGTCAGCAACAAGTAGCTCCCAGTCAACTCTCACACCTTCCACAGCTTCTTGCGGATAGTCAGGAGCAGTACTGCAGCTGCTACCCCCGGCCACACGGCCACTATCCACAAGGTGGTGACTGCCCCTCCAAGTAACTCCCATCCTTTAAGTTTCTCATCTACGATGAGCACCTTTATCCAAAACAGCGAAAACAGGGCTGCACCTATCAGGTAGGCAGTCATGCTTGCTCCAGAGGGTAGTTTTCATTAATGGTTTCTAGCCACTTGTCGTAGCTGTCTGTTACCCACTTACCGGAGGCCCAGTAAGCTGCTTCTAGTTGCCCTTCTAAACGTTTTACTCGTTTATTTAGAAGATCCTCTTTTGTTGCGTCCAACGCTTTTTGCGTTTCTGGATATTTGTACCGCATTATCCCCATCCCCCGAGGTCATGCTAGATGTTGCTTGTCTCACTGCTATAACGAGCTTTTTTATTTTTATGCTCATAGATTTTTTATTATTAATTTGAACACTGCCTTAGTCCCAGAACGTGACTTACTGAGGACAGCCTATTTTTTGCTTTGTGAATATCCTCGTCTATTTCCGAATCAACTTCAGAGTAAGTTTTCTTAATGTGAACTAATCTCTCCAGCTGATTTTTTGTTATGTGCAAAGCTTGCTCAGCCAACTTCTCCCCGGCCAGCATCATAATATTCTCCATTTTCATATCAGTAGCTTATAGTTGTCGCACTTCCGGTTCTAGATATAGGCGGGGCCACTCTTACCAGCCCACCCTCCGGTGAATAGGAAAAGTGCTTTAGCTGCTCAACCGACTCCTCCATTATTTTTATCTGAGTTTCTACTTCCAGCAGCTTTCTTTTAGATGCTTCTTTTGTGGATTGCAGGTGCCCCTCGAAGAAGTTGTACTGTCCGTTGTCACACTCGAACTTTCCAAGCATCTTGTCTATTTTACCCATATTGTTTTTTATTTGAGATTTGCCCTGACAAGCTTTACTGAGTTCATTCTGTATAGCTGTGCGGAGCTGAGCCACGCAGTCGGTATTCGGGAGGATCTGCCCGGTGAATACGCCGTTGAGCCACTGGGAGAAGGCTCCCATAATATTGGCGGTTGCTTTTTCTGAGAATGAGGGCTCTGCTACTTCCTCAAAACCCTCGCAGTCCCAGTGCTTCTTCCTCTGCTCATCCTTCAAAATGGAATAGGCCCACTGGATGTCGGCCATAGCCTTTTCACAACCCCCCTCTCTGTCAGGGTGGTTGCGCTGAGCCTTCACTCTAAAAGCGAACTTAATTTCACTTGGCGTGGAGTCTTTTTCCACGCCAAGTATTAGATAAGGATCTCGTTCTTCGTTCATTCTACCAACTTCGCTAATTTGACTTCCATCTCCATAAGGATAGAAGTTAGGAACTCCAGCTCTTTATCCAGAGCCGAGTCCGTGAAATTTATACGACGCCACGTTCGGCTCTCGTAGGGGGCTCCGCCATTATCGTCAGCAAATTTCCACGCCTTATTCAGGGTCGAGTTCACTGCTTGAAGGATATTCGAGTCGGAGCAAAAATGTTTTTTGGCGATTGTTACAAGTGGAGTTTCTTTCCTAAGGTCAACGATCATGGATAGATTTCGTTTGAGCTTCTTTAACTCTCCCGATTCGCCTTTCCTTCTCATGATGCAATAAGCTGCTGACTTTCTGTGTCGGTGGCGATGCCCGAGAACATTACATTCCCAGTAGGTAATACTTATCGTACCTTCCACTTTACGTGGTTCGATATCATTCGACATCCCCAGCGACCGCCTCTTATTGTTTGAGCTTTAGCAGACTCCCCACGATCTGTGTGGAGAATCCGCTAAAGCAAGCATAGTTGCAAATCAAAATTTTAACAATTAGTTAATAGCAACTACTTTTTACGAGACTTCGATTTCGCCTTGGCAGCAGCAGCTTTGGCAGCAACAGACTTGGCTTTGATCTTCGCCTTGGCGGCAATAGCCTTTTCCTTCTCCTTGAAGCGAACTGACTTCAGGTTCTCACGAGCTGCGAACAGCCCAGCCTTTGCCGCAGCTACCTTTGTCAGGTGCAGCTCTACTCGTACTTTGGCGCGTTCTATTCCAGTTACTTTAGTCATAAATATTTCCTTTGATTGTCAGGGTTCTATTGACTAGCAAATAAGTCAAGCTATGCCAGCGGGTGTAATCATACTATTTACAACTCAAATTACAATTATTTTGCTCAATTATTTGAGCATCTGTGGGATAATACCCCGCATGGGAGAAAAACGACACGCCAGAAAGGTTATCCTCGTTCGCCGGGGAAACGAAACAACTCGGAAAATCGAGGTGTTCGACGGCGACCTGTTCCAAGGGAAAACCTTTATCAATATGCTGGGAGGTGTAGCCAACACTGACCGGGACGACCTCTATCGGCTACGCATTGACGGAAAGTGGTTCCCCAAGCGCCAGAAAATCCTCTATAACAAAGAGCAGCTAAACCAGCTGCTTGCCAAATTCATCGGAGAATAAGATGGGATATTTTGCTACGTATAAAAGGCAAGTTGCCGCTTTTTACCGGCAGCTGTGGCGAGGCCTGTTCGCTAGGGAGCGGGTTATCGACGGGCCGCTGAGAGACTTTGTACCAAAGCCGGGGTTCTTCTGGGAGTTCCTCGCCATGCACAAGTGGTTTGTGATCTCCATTTTACGGGTGCCTATGATCCTACTGCAGCTGGTATTCGGCTACTTTGCCCTGCTCATTATCTGCGGGCTGGTACTGATTGCCCCTCTGGTGATAATCGTCGTGTTCCCTATATTTGTCTGGCAGAGAAGGAAGCGGCTGAAGGTTGAAGGGAGTGAGTTATGAGTCTTGATGATTTCGACGTACAGGCGGAAGTGAAGGAGGAGCCTACTTTGTTGGAGGCTGACTTTGAGAGGTTCTACCACAACGTGCTGCCTCACCTGACTGGGCCGCAGGCGGTGCTGCTGCTGACTCGAGTCAACACGCTGGAGTTGGTTCCTATAGCTGACCGGGATGTGACCTACGGGGCTGAGTACGACATGACTTCTGAGGTGGAGGGGTTGATTCAGTCGGTCAGGGCGATGAGGAATTCGGTGATGACTGAGGATGGGAGGATGCGCACGGATGTCACCCCGAGGGAGATGAAGGACGTGGTGACTGCCACCTCTTCCTTGATGAATTTGCTGATGAAGTCTCATGAGAAGCTGATGGATTTTGACCGGCACAGGGCACTTGAACAGGCGACTATTGACATTCTCCGGGGTATGGGTGGGGAAGAAATTGTGACCAAATTTGTAGAAAACATGGAAGCCCGTCTAGAGGCTGGGTAAGGGGTAACGTATACTCTGAGTGAAATACTACTCAAAAGTCGGGGCAAAATGTGGCTAACGAAGACGTTACCCTGAAGCCGATTAAAATCGGAAACTCAAGAAATATAAAAGCCACGCTACGAGACAAGGTCACTAAGGCCGCTATCGATATCTCCGGCGATAAATTCTACTTTACCGTAAAGGACTCAGCCGACCAAGAGGATTCTGACGCGGTAGTTCAGGTCAGTACGGTCGCTCCTGCCGATGCTACTTCGCAGGCGGGCATTGTGATCATCCCAGTGTCTGCGGCTGACACTGCTTCAGTCATCCCCGGAACCTACGATTATGACCTTGTTTGGCTGAAGCTTGCTTCTGCCCCCGGCGAGAGGGACACCCTTCAGCATGGGACAGTATATTTTGAACAGGCGGTAACTCGTGCCCAGACTTGATCTGTATTTTTCCTCGTGGGTCATCGCCCTCATTCTTCTCTCCCCCCTCTCATTCGCTGGGCCTGTCTACGGGCCTTATTATGATGTTGAGATCCTCAAGGTAAAGGACGGAGACACTATTGCTGTCCGGGTAGAGGTGTGGCCTCAAGTTATTATTCAGACAGACGTTCGTATCCGAGGTATCGACACTCCGGAGACTCGTCGTGGAGTGAAGTCTGGCAATCGTATTCCTGAGTGTGAGATTGTTCTTGGTCTAGAGGCGAAGGCGTATGCCGGGACGCTACTGGCCGAGGCCAGTAGCGTGACGTTATTCAATGTCGATCCAAGGAAGACCAAGTACGCCGGGAGGATTTCTGGCAACCTTCTTGTGGACGGGGAAGATTTTTCCAAGCTGATGATCGACGCCGGTCAAGCTGTTCCTTATGAGGGTGGTAGTCGGGGGGTGTGGCCGTGTGGATAACTGATGTACACGTTACGGATGTGGACGGTTCCTTTGGCGACTTTATGTTGGAGGAAGCTCTTGTCTATATGGACGGCAATGACAAGGAGTGGATTACTCCTCCCCTGTTCGTCAGCGACCTCAGCTCTATCCCAGCTCTACTTCGACCTTTCATTCCTAAGACTATTCTTGGGAAGGCTCCGTGGCTGCACGACTACCTTTACAGGACTCAGCCGGAGGGGGTTACCAGAAAGAGAGCTGACCAACTATTCAAGGAGGGCGCTTTGGACGAGGGGATGCCTCATTGGAAGTCTCACATCATGTATCGGGGGTTGCGTTTAGGTGGCTGGATGGCTTGGAGAAAAAACAAGAAACTTATTTCTAGTGGGGTTGCGTGACGTGGGGGGGAGGCGAACAGGAGATAATGCGGAAATGTGTAGTTCTGAAGAAGTTCAAGAAATTAATGACCACACCGACAAAGCTGTGGAGATTTTACATAAGGATGACGAACAAATTTCAGGTCAAGTTCACGCTCTGGAAGCTAGATTTACAGATAAAGTTGAAGCTGTTAAAGAAGAATTTAAAGAAGAAGTCGCTGAGGTAAAGAAGGAATTTAAGGGCGACATAAATATAGTATTTGACCAGCTCACTGACATACGAAAATCTGTCGGAAGATCAACAGGGGTGCAACTCACCGTGTTGATCTTTTTATTTGGCATGCTGTTTAATTGGCTATGGGATAACGAGCAGGCCAGAGACACTCAACAGATGAGGAACACTGAGGTGTTAGCTGTCACCACTACCGTACAGGCTACGTTGGCTGAGGACGTGAAAGATATAGCCTCTATGATGAAGGGCGAGCTGGACGAGAATCACAAAGAGCACTTGGACAACCACAGAAAGTATGAACATCCTGAGATAGAGTAATGTTCAACCTGAAACAGTTTAGAACGTATATTGTCAGGCCTGCCCTTGACGGGGTTGGCTTGTATTCCGAAGCGGCTGAAGATTTACTGGTGGGGACTGCGTGTGCGGAGTCCATGATGGGCACTTACGTTCATCAGGTAGGGGGTCCGGCGCTGGGAATTTACCAGATGGAGCCAAATACCCACGCCGACATATGGCGCAACTACCTTGAGTACCGTGAGGGGCTCCACGACAGAGTGGTGGGATGCGTCCCAGCTAACGGTTGGTCTTCTTGGGGAGACATGCCGAGTCACGCCCTTCTAATAACTGACTTGAAGTATGCCACTGTCATGGCTCGTATCCACTACCTGAGATCTCCTGAGCCACTTCCTGCTGCCGGGGAGTGGAGTGGTATGGCTCGCATGTGGAAGAAGGTTTACAACACAGAAGCCGGGGCAGGTACTGAGGGTCACTTCATGCTGGCTGTTCAGGACTGTGGGGTGGTCAACTAATGGCTGCACCAGCCTATTCGGAAGACCTGACTGACATCGACCTTGCTGAATCGGGAAGTACTGGGGTAGCTGTAAATTACTCTGGCGGGGGTGGTGCAGCCCCCGCTTTTGGAGCTGACTTAGGCATGCAGGGCGGCGGTTGCTGGGATAGGCAGGTTTCAGCTCACGAACGTGGGGTTGTTTTTAACCAGTCCCCCGGTGCCGGGGCTGTTGCTACTGGAGTTCATATCTTCCAGTGGGGTTTTGTAGCCACGCCGGGGATTACTGATAACTTAGCAACCCGTGGCGCGTACCTAATATGCGGCACAGGTACAAACGCGACAGTACAATTTCATGTAGAGGGTAACGATACTTACGGTGCGGCAGGACGAGTCGGCAGGTGCTACTCGTACCGTTACGTGACTACAGCAAATACAGGTAGCGTTCCATACAGAACTGTAAACGGATCGCCGGGAGCTACCCCCACGTACTTCGGGTTCGGGATAAAAACTACCGCCTCTGCTAAAGGCGCTAACATGGGCTGTGATGCTGTTCGGTACGGCACCGGAGCTTACCTCACTGCCGGTGACTCTGGAGACCCAGCCACCTTTGATGGGTTCGCTACACAGAATGATCTAATCGGTAACCGCTGGGGAATCCTCACGAACGTTGGCGGCTCATATGAATTGCAGGGTTATTTTGTCATTGGACAGAACAATTCTAAGACTGCCACTCTGGCCTATTTCGACGATTCAGATGTCAACATTCTGATTGCCGATACCCCTCACACAGAAGACGATTTTACCAGAATACTTATAGACCACGCGTCCACTGAGGTCTACTGGAATAACATATCCATCACAGCGCTGGGAACGAACAATCCCGGCCTGTTTTCCGTACTCGACTCCAGTGCAACCGTAGAGATTACAGGCGGTACTTGGACAGGTCTGGGAACCGCTACTTTCAGTGTAGGGTGTGTCTGCACTGGAGTGACATTTCGTGGTTGCGATTTCACTTTCGCCAACTCGGCCTCTTTTGTTGGCTGCACATGGGCTAAGGCTTCAAATATTTCAGCCGTGTCCTCAAGTGATTTGAGTCAGTTGGATGGATGTGACTTCATCAGCGACGGAACTGGGTATGCAGTATCCATCTCAGGAACAATTAGCTCTGATGTTGCGATGTCGTGGAACTGTACCGATAGTGGCTATGCCGCTACCAACGGCAACACAGGTAACGAAACAATTGGCTGTAGCGTTGATTCCGGAAAAACTCTTACTATCAACGTTGGGTCCGGGGGCTCTACGCCAACTATCCGCAACTTAGGATTAGGGACGGTAACAGTAGTAAGTTCAAAAACCTTAACGCTAACTGACATTCCAACAGGTGTGCAAGTCACTATCGTCAATAGTTCTACAAGGACAGAATTGCAGAACTCAACGTCGACTGGTGCAGACATCACCTACGGGCACTCGGGAGGAGAGACGGTGGATATTTTGTTGATGCACAACAGTTACGACCCAAATGCATCAGACATATACGATCTCACTCTGCCAAGTTCAGACAGTTCTATTAAGTTCAGCATGACCGACGATCTAAATTTCGACAACCCTTAAAACCATAGAGTAGGTATACGACAATGGCAAAACTTACAGACCCCGATAGTTATTCTATAGCTGTCAACGCTACCGCCACCACTGAGGAGGTAGAAATTCAAACTGGAACGCTGACCGTTGAGTTGCGTGTTGCGGGTAACCTTGATGACACTGCCCCCGGCAAGACTTCAGGCGCTACTGCGAAATCAGTTTATTCCTTCCTCAAGGAAGAGTGGCTGACCAACGCGACCCTGCGTCGTTTTAAATTCCCCATCAAAATGATTTTTGAGGGTTCGTTCATTTGGACAAACGGTTGGGCACCTCAGGGCGCACAGACTCGTGACTTGTTCCGTGACGCTGGATTTGAGGAGCAGGTTTCAGGCAACGTCAACGCCTGTATGATCTCACTGGGCGCTATCGACGCTCCCGGATCTGACCTTGCGTATTATACGCAGGCGGCAGGATTCACTTCCTCTACTACCGACTACGACAAGACTGGCGAGGTAAACGAGAACATCGATATCACCGGCCTGACAACTTACCAGAAATCTTTCTTGCGCGAGCAAGGCAAGCTGTACGGCGAGTATGCACTGCTGGCGGAACAGGGTCTATCTGTTATTGGTTTCCAAGCTTACTCGTTCCCGCTTACAAACGGTAACGATGCCAAGGTAACTGAGACTGACGGCAACATCGACACTCAGGCTCCTTACACCAGCATGGAAATCAACTACATCAAAGGTACTGGATTCACCTCTGCTGCTGCTCAGGCGTACACTACCGGAGACGTTATTCAGGACGTTGCAGGACGTTGGGCGTATTGTTCAGCTGACGGTACTCTGGATGCTGCAGGTGTTGCAGATTACACCGCGAACGGTGGCACCGGAACTTTCGAAGCCTACTTCGGTGAGGAACTGATCGGCTCCACCTACTACGCATTTAACCGCGAAGTAGATGCCGGTACTGGTACCGACACAGAGGCGCATGAGTACATGATGCGCCAGCTGCGTCAGGTTGGTGAGATCAACACCGATACTGGCGTCACTGCCGGTCAGGATGCCTACGGTACAGTGAACGGCAAGGTTGCCCGGATGCTTGACCAGTACGTTGGTGACACATTGGTAATGGCTCCCGGAGTCGTTCTGCGAAACTTCGATGCCAACTCTACCAACAGCATCAAGCACCAGCCGATCACAGTCGACTCAGGCGGTCTGGACTCAGACGATGTCCCTCTGATATTCACAGAGGTATCGTTCCCGTTCGTTTCAGCTGGAAACTTCGTGTTCTCCAACAACTTCGTTACTCAGCCGGATGTCGATACGATTTTCACTGTGTACTTTGACTATACCAAGACGCAGACTGCGTCCACCATCGCTGCCACTTCGGCTGCTGGTGCCACTTCAACGTTCACTGACTCCGGCTCTGGCATGGATATCTCGGCTGGTGAATACTTCACCATTGACGGGTTCACTGATACTACCCTGAACGGTCTGTGGCAGGAGACTGGCGGATCACCCACCAACGCTTCTGTCGATGCTACCAAGCAGGACGGTGTGACAGTCGGTGACGAGGCTGCTTCAAACAGCATCACCATTCTCGGCAACCCATACGAGTCGCCCGGAGCTGTCATCGTCAAGGATAATGGCGGAACCGATATGGACGGGCAAATCTCAGCTGGTACAATCGCGTTCGACTTTGACTATACCAACAACGTTCAAGGCGGCAGGACTCCTGCATCAAACGCACCTTGTACTGTAGTTGCTATCGCCAAGGACGGTGCAGAATGGATCGACGCAACGTTTACTCTCACAGCTGCTACCGGAATTAACGTTCCAGTCAACGGTGGTGACGAGCGTAACTACGCAACGTAAGGAGTAGCTGATGAGCTTGGAAAAAGCTGAACAGCTCGAAACGGAAATCGAGGAACTGGAGCTGGCAGATATGTCAGCTTCAGAAATCGAAAAGACTGTAGCTGCATTCTCTGAAGAGGGGATGCAGATTCGAGCTGAGAGGAAGAAAGTGCGGTACCAGCTGTATCGGTGCCGAACTGAGTCAGAAGGCAAGTGCGGTTCTGACTCCGAAGAAGATTTCAAACAGGTGTTTGAGTCCCAGCCGTTCTTCGACGGTTGGCGCTTCTTCGGAACAACTTGGGACGTTGCTTTTGACGACCCATACCGCATTGTCCACAAAGATAAGTCTGAGCAGGAGGAGTGGGATGAGCTGGTCGCAGCGAAGTTCCCCTCCATCGGCCACGACGGCAAAGTCACCTACCCGGATATCAACGTCCGTAAAAGCGTAGAGGGTGAAGCCAGAAAGAGAGGGCTTATCTAAATGGGAGCGAAGGTAACATTCGATGCTGTAACGCGCATCATACAGGTTACCCAAGTCCCCGTACTTGAGAATGGGGACTGGGTCATCGACATCGATGTCCAGATAGATCTCTATTCTGACGGAAAAGAAGACTGGGTCGCTGACGAAACCTTGAGGAAACTTCAGTTTCCAATCAGGGCAGTAGGAGGTGACCCTCTCCCCGGTTCGAAAGTTCTCGGGGATACCTATTTTATACGTTCCGATTGGAAGATTGCTCCTTACGAAGCGAGCCACCGGCTCCGGGTAAACGGCAACTTCTACTCAGAGGACGGTACGTCACCATTCAACACCACCCTCGGGTCGTACAACATATTCTTGGAGCAAACAGTATCCAGCCTTGTTGACTCCACAGTAGCTCAGCTGTCAGAAATTGAGCACGGCACCTACAACGGAGGCGTCACTGTCGACCTCCTTGAGATTTACTCTGGAACAGACTACCCAACCGGAACGTCGAGACAACCAGTAAACAACCTCACCGACGCTATCACCATCTGCTTGGAAAGAGGGTTCGGTACTTTTTACATCCTTGGGGACGCTACTCTCGACACCGCCATAGACTTTACCAGCATGGTATTTGTCGGAGAGAGCCAGACCAAAACAAAAATAACTATAGATCCTGCCGCCATAGTCGCTAACGCTGAATTTTATGACGCAGAGATAACAGGAACGCTGGACGGCAATGCCAAGATAAAAGGTTGCGAAATAACCAGCTTAAACTACATAAATGGATTCGTTGAACAATGCGTACTTTCGCCGGGAATAATACTGCTAGGGGGAGGCGCAGCGGCTCATTTTCTAGACTGCTGGTCGGGCGTTCCCGGATTGGGCACCCCAGTCATAGACATGGGGGGTTCGGGTCAGAGTTTAGCTCTCAGAAATTACAACGGAGGAATCTCCCTTCGGAGCAAATCCGGGCCAGAAAGCGTAAGCTTGGACATCAACTCGGGCACGGTAATTCTGGAGAACACGGTAACAGCGGGAATAATAGTGGCAAGGGGCGTGGGGAAGATGGTCGACGAGAACGGTGAGCACATCCGCTCCGGTACTTGGAACGGAGCCACCATCGTCAACGAACTGGTCAACCCACAAGCAGTAGCCGAGGCGTCAAGAGACCTCCTGCTAGGCACCACTAGTTACCCATGAATACGTGGCAACTGGTAACCAACAATAGCACCCTCCCGGTATCCCCGGCGAATACGTTTTGGGATCACCTGAACAACTTGGGAGGAGGTAGCGGCGAAGGCTCAATTGTTCACGTCCAGCCAGTCCCAGTATTCTACGACGACGAATCCACAGCCGTCGTAGAATACCCCGCCAACGAAGTTGAAATTGTAGATTACGAGGCGTATGAAGTGCTCATAGAAGTGAAGACTATTACAACCTATGGGGATGATATCGTACTGACTGGTGACTTCCCAGACGCAGCGTCTATAACTGCACCTGAATGGTTCATGTTCCCCAAATCTTTCTACGATTCACAAGGAATTACTGCGGGGTGGTGGGAACCAACCCATTTAGTGGTGGCTAGGAAGGGCGGGATAGACGCCGCAGTGTTCTACACCTTCCCAACTTACCTTGGGGAGGTCGTCAGGGTTAGATTTGACGTTACATTTGGCACTGTGCGATTCAGGATTCCTTACACTGAACACGTAGGTGAAGTTACGCTGGGGATAGGGTCTCACGAGTTTGTAGCTACCTGCCAAGACCCCAGCCTAGAAACTAAAGTAGGTTGGGAGCAGCACATAAACACAGGTGCCCATATAGACAACTTCACCATAGAGAGACAATCCACCGTCGTTGTCGATTCCTTATTAATGACAGAAGAAGAGATCACAGTCTATGTCGATTCATAGATCACACAGAAACTACCTAGATAGGATTGCTACCCAAGCATCCAACGTGTTCGACCTTAGGCAAATACCCAAGTGGTTGGAGCGTAACACCAAAAACCCTATGGACCCAGATCAGAAGTGGAACTTCAAAGGTCACGAATATCAGCGGGAAATTCTTGCCGACATGTCCGACGAGGTGGTCGCTCAAAAGTGCTCGCAAGTGGGAGCATCCGAGCTGTGGATTAGGTTGATTTTAGCGATGCTGGCCCTATCCAAAAGCATGACAGCAATTTACGTTCTGCCGACCAGCGGGTTCGCTCGCAAATTCTCCAAGGCGAGGATAGATCCAGTCATCACCCAGAGCCACCTCCTGTCTGACCTGATCAATAAGGATGTGGACTCCTCCGAACTGAAGCAGCTGGGAAACAACTTCCTATACATAGCAGGCTCCTATGGACAAAATGCAGCGATCTCCGTGCCAGCAAACGCCCTCTTCCAAGACGAAGTGGACTTCTGTAATCAGACAACGCTCACTACATTTAACTCACGACTCGGCCACAACAAGCCCGGAGAATTCTACAAGCGATCTTTTTCTACTCCCACTGTGGATAAGTACGGTATCAATGCAATGTATGAGCACTCCTCCAAGGCTCACTACTGTATCAAGTGTGACGGATGCCACAAGTGGGTAGCCCCAAACTATATGACGGACGTGGAGATCCCCGGCTTTGATGGCAATCTCCTTACGTTTGAAAAGGAAGATCTGGAGAATCCCTACGTCGATACCGACAACGCATTCATCAAGTGTTCAGAGTGTAAATCCCCAATAAGCTGGCAAACTATTCTGGACCCTGAGTGCAGAAGGTGGATTCACGAGGAGCCGGATAATTCAATTCACGGCTACCAGATCCTCCCCATCGACGTGCCGGAGGTGAACCCGATCTCCCGCACCCTGCGACAAATCAAAGAATACGACCGAAAAAAGGACTGGGTAAATTTCAAGGTGGGGTACCCGTTCGCTGACGCAGAAACTTCGTTTTTACAAGGAGCTATAGAAAAGTATGCGACAAAAAACTCAGAGAAACGACCAGACGACGACGAAGAAGGCCTCGTCCTTGCGTCGAACACTGCGTTCGGACTTGACGTGGGAAAGACAAGTTGGTTCACGGTTCTCGCCAACGTCGAAGGAGAAGCTCGATGCATCTACTACGAGCGAATTAGACAAGACGGAGACAACCGCCTTGGAAAGCGAGTCCTGTTCCTCTCAAAAGTCTTCGGATGTTCCAAAGGAGTCGTGGATGCTGGACCTGATATTTCGGTGTCCAAGTTTCTGGTAGAGAAAAGTTACGAGGGAAGAGTCTGGGCCTGCTACTACGTCAGGCAGCAGAAGGGGACTCTGGAGAATTATAAGCTGAACGAGGCTGAAGGAATCGTCACTGCCAACCGCACCGGCTGCTTTGATGCGATGGCCAAGAAGGTGAACTCGGGCAAGTCAACCTTCACCAAGTCGGTGGAGCTTCCCACCATGAAGCTCCACCTGTCAAACATAAAGAGGGTGGACAACCGGAACGATCAGGGGGAGATGGTCTCCTCTTGGGTCAGCACCGGGGAAGACCACTATGCGCACTCTCTGAATTACGCCCATATTGCCATGAGCATGTTGCTGGCCGGGAGTACTCTCAACGTAGCTCCGGCCCTGCCCATGATGCGGAAAACCAAGATGCGGAGCGAGCCGGAGGAGCCCGACAGGATCAATGACCCACTGGGACTGAGGATTGCTTCAAGGTGAAGGCAAAATTTTGCAAGTAAGGTTGTAATAATTCTGGGCGAACACCTACAAAAAATTGGTAGTATTGTTTTAATTACTGGATTATCAAATAATGACTAAACTGAACGGTGTGACTTAAGTGCCAGATTCAACAGGTAAGCAGGTAACTCTGCCGACGAAGTTGGTAAAAAAGGCTCAGGCACAGACCCCGGCATCTGGGTCAGATCGTGGGACTGCGATTCCCAAGGATAATACCCGAGCTGCCAATGCGTCAATACAATCTGTCCGTACCCAGAACAACGATGTCAACGCTGTTCGGGCGCTCGATATTCAGGATGGTACAGTCTCGTCAGCGATATTCTCGTTTGTGGAGATTGCCAATTCCGGGTTCAAGCTAACTGCTTATGAGACGGACACTCACCAGTACAGTGTGGAAGGCACTCAGATGGCACGGTCAGTCGTGGCAGCTCTGGACACCCTGTACGACTACTCCAAGGGGTTTGCTGATAAACGTAGCATGACGGCTACTATTGAGACTGCTCTTCTGGAGGTGATCACTACGGGCGCTATGGCGGCTGAGCTGGTGCTGGACAAGCTGCGTCTCCCGGACAGGATCAATGTCGTACCTTACGACACTCTGGAGTGGGTGGCTCGTGGAGATGGAACGAAGTACCCCCGGCAGCAAACAGCTACCGGAGACCCCATAAAGCTGGATCTGCCGAACTTCTTTGTCTCGGAACTGCACAAGCATTCTAGCAAGGCCTACGCTACCACGATGATGGCAGCGGCCTTGAACAGCAGCTACCACTTCAACGATTTCCTAGAAGACATGCGTCGGGCCTTGAGAAGGCAGGGGCATGGCCGGTTGAACGTTAAATTAAGTGCTGAGCAGGTCCGTGCGGCGGCTCCTGAAGAGATTCGAAATGACTCTGTCAAACTGGCTTCTTTTATGGAAGTTGTTCAGGATGCTGTAACTACCGAGTTGCAGGCGCTCAACCCAGAAGATGCACTGGTGTTTTACGATAGCGCGGATGTTGACCTGATGAAAGCGGAGGGGGAGAAAGCAGATTACGTCCCCTTGCTGAACGCACTGTCAGGCCAGCATGCCACATCCCTCAAAACCTCTCCGTCGATACTTGGCTTGAGGCTGTCTGGGTCACAGAGCTTATCCAACACAGAGAGTCTGGTGTTTCTGAAGGTAGCTCGCGGCATCCAGAAGCCGGTAGAGGAGGTCATGTCCAGAGCGTTGACTCTGGCTACCAGACTGTACGGGGTGGATGCCTACGTCAAATTCAAATTCGACCCAATTAACCTTCGTCCTGAAGATGAGCTGGAAGCCTTCAAGACGATGAAGATGGATCGGATATTCAAGTTGCTTTCAGAAGGATTTATTACCGATGAAGAAGCTGCTCAGGATCTGGGGACTGGACCTCGTGCTCCGGGAGCCCCGGCCCTTAGTGGCACAGGATTTATGCGGCAAGGTAATGCCGAAGACAGTATTAATGCGACGGACGCATCACCCAATGCAGACCCGCAGGGCAGGGCGTTGCAACCTGATACACCTAAAAAAGCTGGAGGAGAGAGTCAATGAGGATAAATGAAAATGAGTTTTGGCTTGGGGATGAGGTAAGTCTCTCTATCCACGCCGCGCAGGAGAATAAGGTTGCGGGGACTGCGACTGCCGAATTGCAGGACATGTGCATTCGGGCTACCACTGAGTACGCTGATCAGGACGAAGAGGATTTTGGCGAGTTCAGCTATATGGTGAGTCGTGCGGGGAATCTTGCTATTGTCACCATAAGCGGAAGCCTCACCTCAACCGATCGATCCTACAACCGTTACATGGGAATGGTCTCCTACAACGAAATTCGCAATGCCGTATTCTCCGCTATGGAGGCTGACGGAATTCAAGGTATCGTCCTGAACATGGATACTCCCGGAGGCTCTGCTTCTGGGGTCGACGAACTCGGAGAGTTCCTCTCTGAAGTTGATTCAAAGGTCATGCCCATTTACACCTACGCCGGGACTACGATGGCGTCTGGTGGATACTGGCTTGGTTCAGTAGGAAGAGAAATTTATGCCTCCAAATTGGCCACTATCGGGTCAATCGGTGTCATCACTGTACACGTCAGTTACGCGAAGATGTACAAGGATATCGGACTGGAGATTACCGTGCTTCGTGCCGGGGAATTCAAAGCGTTGGGTTCCCCTTACGAAAACTTAGACGACAAAGCTCGTGCGCAGTTAGAATCTCAAATGAACTCGATCTACGATGTGTTCTTAGAGACTGTAGCTGACAACCGAGGTACAAGCGTCATTGCTCTGAAGGAAACTGCTGCGGAGGGCCGAATTTTTATTGGTGCTGATGCCGTGACAGTTGGGTTGGTGGATAACATAACCTCGTATGATGCAGCTATTGCTGACATCTCTCAGAAGGTTAAGTCTTCCAGCATCCGTTCGCCTTTTAACCCACCCTCCTCGATTATCGTAGGTGAAATTGATATGAAAAAGAAAGTCTTGACCGAAGCTGGTGTTGCAGCTATTGAGTCTGGAGTCCCTGAAGCCGAAGTTTACGCCAACTCAGAAATGGTTGTCGAAATGACGGAAGAAGAGATTGCTGCTCAAGCCGCTGCTGCCGAAGCTGGTGAAGGAGCTGGTGAATCTGAAGGCGAAGGTAGCGATGCTGCTGGAGACGAAGGTTCTGAGAATCAAACAGCGGCCTCACAAGAAGAGCCTGTCGGCATGGTGAATAACCTGCTGGATCGGATTGCAACCTTAACCACAGCAAATGCTGCCTTGGAGACCAAGGTGTCTGCAGCTGAGCAGAATAGCGTTACGGCAAAGGCGAATGAAGTGTCTTTGACCAAGATTGCTGTTCAGGCTATTCACAAGATGCAAGTTAGTCTTGGCGGATCTCCTACCCCGCTCAACGATGCTTCAACCCCTGCAGTTCTGGACCAGTACAATCGAACGTACTCCCAGTTCAACCAGAAGTTCAAGGTTGGGGCCTCAGCAGCTGTTCCCGAAAACGAAGATTTTGATGGCGCTAGTAACGACGAGAATGCCTCTATGGCAGCTGCCGTTACCCGCCTGACAACTTCAAAAGTGAAATAACGGAGTTTAACGATGAGCACATTTGCTTTTAACGTCAAAGTAAACGACCCGTTCGCCAGTATTACGGAAGCCGCCCTTGGCGCTACCACTGGTGAAGGCTGGGGCGATGAAGAAGTGGGCAAGGCTGTAAAGCTTGGTTCCGCTCACAACTACGTGCCTTGCACAGCCAACGACCCTATTGAAGGTATCGTTGTCGGTGTTGAGCCTAACACTGTAAACCAAGGCTTTAGCTTCGGCTCTGTGCAGCGTGACCGCCGCATGGAAGTTGTTCTGGCCGTTGGTCAAACTGGTGTTGTGGTTGGGGATGTCATGACCGCTGGAGCGCAAGAGGCTACTGGTGTACAAACCAATGGCAACAAGGCGCTGGTTCAGGTTGAAAGTGCTGCCGGTGATGCGGGTAGTTTCGTGTGGCGAGTAATCGCCCTTCGCACAGATGGTGAAGCCGGTTCCACCGTCGTCATCGAACGAGTCTAAGGAGATTACGTCAATGACTTTATCTACAACTTTCAAGATGCGTGACAAGAGCGGCAACAATATTGAAGTGCCGTTTGAAGCGCAGGACTATCAACGTGCAGGTGAAGCCAACCTGACTCTGAGCCAGTACCTGACTCAGAAGCATGGCGGCAACACCGACGAAGGCAAGTACGGTTCGGTAATCGGACAGTTCATGGCTTCTGCTGGCATGTTCATGGGCGAAGACTACACCACCGGGATTAAGCCTCCTACCATGAAGGCTGTTGTTTCCGACGGTATCCAGATCTCTGCCATCACTCGTAACGACGGCTCCGACCAGAGTCCGTCAGGCCGCATGCTCTTCCCAGAGATTATCATGCGTACTATCGAATCTGAGCTGCGCGAATCCCAGGATGATTTCTTGGGCGGCTGGGAGAAGATGATTGCCCAGACTGCGTCCATCAATGGACCGAAGTTTGAGCAGCCGATCATCAATGTGAAGGCTCCAGAAGGGCAGGGTTCAAACCCTATAGCTCAGCTGGCCGAGCCGGATGCTTTGGTAAGCATCTCCGTGAGCGAAGTTTCGCGCACGATCACAACCAAGTCGATTGGTCTGATTATATCCGACCAAGCTCTGCAGGCTACCACTCTGGATCTGGTATCCATCATCTTGAGCGCACATGCTCGTGGTGAGCGGGTTCGCAGTGTTGAGGAGCATATCAACGGTATCATATCAGGTGACGTTGATCGCAACATGACCGCTCTGCCGACATTCCAAGCCAAGTCTCTGGACTCCGGACTCACCGTACTGGGCACCCTGAGTCACACAGCTTGGATCAAGTACCTGCGGGCCAACTATCGCAAGATGTCCATCAACCGTGTCATTACTACTCTGGATACGGCGCTGGCGATTGAAGGTCGTACTGGCAGGCCTGTGGTAGCTAACGCTTTCCACGTTCCGGGTAGTAACTTTGCGGTGGACATGACTGTCGACAACCTGTCTATCAGTGCGCCACCTGTGCTACTAGTTGATGATGGCGTTATCCCTGCCGACACCATTGTTGGTCTCGACAGCCGGTATGCGATTCGTCGTGTGATTAACGCACAAGCATCTTACTCTGCCATCGAGCAGTACTTGATGCGTCGTGCGTCTGCATTCCGTATTGACTATGGTGAGTTCTCTCACCGTCTGTATGACGATGCGTTCTCCGTGATGGATCTGACTGTCGCGTAAGTAAGGTCTTGGCGGTGGGCCTTAGTCGGCCCACCGCCATTTACTCCAACAAAAAGGTAACCCCAATGTCTGAAGAAGAAAATGTAGAAACTGAAGAAACTGAAGAGCAAGGCCAAGATGGCGAGGCTCCTTCCATCCCAACAAAAAAGCGCAGCAAGCGTAAGAAAGATGGCAGCTATCCAGCTGGCAGTTACCGCTTGCAGTGTACTCCCCGTGTCACCGGCACCCTGTTCGACCACAAGAGGCAGATTCGCATCCCCTCTGCTGGACAAGGTGACATCGAAGCTGCTGGGCCTATCCTATCAGGAAGCTGGCTCCACTCTCAGCTTAACGCTGGCCTCGTCACCGTATTGAGCGAGTCGTAATACGATGGCGCAGATAACCAGCTACACTACTACAGAAGCTATTCGCGGCTGTCTCGGCATTGATGCCGACGACTGC